ACTTTGTATGTATATCTTTAGCACTTCCAAAATTATTGCAGGTTAATTTAACCGAACCTAACTTTACACATTCTAAATAATCTTTGTAGAGTACGGACAAGATATATTGTTGGTCTTTAGTAAGTGTATCAAATTCATCAGATATCAAGGGCATGTTATCACCTCCTTAGGTTGATAACAACATTATACACGAAAGGAGCATAAACAAATGAACACAAGATCAGAAGGATTGCGTATAGGCGTCCCACAAGTTTCTAGCAAAGCTGATGCTTCTTCATCCTATTTAACGGAAAAGGAACGTAACTTAGGAGCGGAAATATTAGAGCTTATTAAAAAAAGTGATTACAGCTACTTAGAAATAAACAAAGTTTTCTATGCATTAGATAGAGAACTTCAATACAGGGCGAATAATAACAAACTTTAACATTTATCTAAAGGAGTGATAGAGATGCCAAAAATCATAATACCACCAACACCAGAAAACACATATCGAGGCGAAGAAAAATTTGTGAAAAAGTTATACGCAACACCTACACAAATCCATCAATTATTTGGAGTAAGTAGAAGTACAGTATACAACTGGTTGAAATATTACCGCAAAGATAATTTAGGTGTAGAAAATTTATACATTGATTATTCAGCAACGGGAACATTGATTAATATTTCTAAATTAGAAGAGTATTTGATCAGAAAGCATAAAAAATGGTATTAGGAGGATTATCAAATGAGCGACACATATAAAAGCTACCTATTAGCAGTACTGTGCTTCACAGTCTTAGCGATTGTGCTTATGCCGTTTCTATACTTCACTACAGCATGGTCAATTGCGGGATTCGCAAGTATCGCAACATTCATATTCTATAAAGAATACTTTTATGGAGAATAAAAAAACTGCTACTTGTTGGAGCAAGTAACAGTGCAAGATGAGCAATTGTCTTAAATAATTATATAAGGAGTTATTAATATGACCTTACAACAAAAAATACTATCACATTTTGCAACATATGACAATTTCAATCCTGATGATGTAGTTGAAGTTTTTGGAGTATCGAAAACACATGCAAAATCCACACTTTCGAGACTTAAGAAAAAAGGAAAGGTTGAAATGGAAAGTTGGGGAAAATGGCGTGTTATCGAAGCACAATTACATTTAACTGTCGTCGAACGTAAAAAAGAAATTTTAGAAGAGCAATTTGAATTGTTAGCAAGATTGAATGAACAAAGTGATGACCCTAGAGAAATAGAAGATCGTATCAAGTTAATGATTCGTCTAGCTAACCAATTTTAAGGAGGATTTAATCAATGGCAATATTAGAAGATATTTTTGAAGAATTAAAACTATTAAATAAGAATTTACGTGTGTTAAATACTGAACTATCAACTGTGGATTCATCAATCGTACAAGAGAAAGTTAAAGAAGCACCAATGCCAAAAGAAGAAACAGCTCAACTGGAAACAATTGAAGAAGTTAAGGAAACGTCTACTGATTTAACTAAAGATTATATTTTATCAGTAGGAAAAGAGTTCCTTAAAAAAGCAGATACTTCTGATAAGAAAGAATTTAGAAATAAACTTAACGAACTTGGTGCGGATAAGCTATCTACTATCAAAGAAGAACATTATGAAAAAATTGTTGATTTCATGGAAGCGAGAATTAATGCATGAAGCTAGATCACTCAAATAGAGCTCATGCAAAGCTAAGTGCAAGTGGTGCGAAACAATGGCTAAACTGCCCACCGAGTATTAAGGCAAGTGAAGGTATTGCAGATAAAAGTTCAGTTTTTGCTGAAGAAGGTACATTCGCCCATGAATTAAGTGAGTTATATTTCAGTCTTAAATATGAAGGCCTAACACAGTTTGAGTTTAATAAAGCTTTTCAAAATTATAAGCGAAATCAATATTACAGTGAAGAGTTGCGTGAATATGTTGAAGAGTATGTAGCTAATGTAGAAGAAAAATATAACGAAGCTTTGAGTAGGGATAATGATGTAATAGCTTTATTTGAAACAAAATTGGATTTAGGTAAATACGTCCCTGAATCTTTTGGTACTGGTGATGTCATTATATTTTCAGGTGGTGTACTTGAAATTATTGACCTTAAATACGGTAAAGGCATTGAAGTTTCAGCTATAGATAATCCTCAACTTAGATTATATGGCTTGGGCGCATATGAACTGCTTAGTTTAATGTATGACATTCATACAGTTCGCATGACTATCATACAACCACGAATAGATAACTTTTCTACTGAAGAGTTACCAATATCAAGATTACTTCAATGGGGAGCCGATTTTGTTAAACCATTAGCCAGACTTGCTTATAACGGTGAAGGTGAGTTTAAAGCAGGTAGTCATTGTAGATTCTGTAAGATAAAGCATTCATGTAGAACACGTGCAGAATACATGCAAAATGTGCCTCAAAAGCCACCACATTTGTTAAGTGATGAAGAGATTGCAGAACTTTTATATAAACTGCCTGATATCAAAAAATGGGCTGATGAAGTAGAACATTATGCGCTAGATCAAGCGAAAGGAAATGATAAAAACTATCCTGGTTGGAAGCTTGTAGAAGGTCGTTCGCGAAGAATGATAACTGATACAAAAGCAACGCTTGAAAAGTTAGTTGAAGCGGGTTATAAACCTGAAGATATTACAGAAACCAAGTTACTTAGCATTACGAATTTAGAAAAATTAATTGGTAAAAAAGCATTTTCTAAAATTGCAGAAGGCTTTATAGAAAAGCCGCAAGGTAAATTAACACTTGCTACTGAGTCAGATAAAAGGCCAGCTATAAAGTCATCTGCCGAAGATGATTTTGACGAACTATAAAAAATTAAAAAGGACGGTATATAAACATGAAAGCAAAAGTATTAAATAAAACTAAAGTGATTACAGGAAAAGTAAGAGCATCATATGCAAATATTTTTAAACCACGCAGTATGCAAGAAGGTCAAGAAGCAAAGTATTCCATCAGTTTAATCATTCCTAAGTCAGATACAAGTACGATAAAAGCTATTGAACAAGCTATAGAAGCTGCTAAAGAAGAAGGAAAAGTTAGTAAGTTTGGAGGCAAAGTTCCTGCAAATTTAAAACTTCCATTACGTGATGGAGACACTGAAAGAGAGGATGATGTGAATTATCAAGATGCTTATTTCATTAATGCATCAAGCAAACAAGCACCTGGTATTGTTGACCAAGACCGAAATAGATTAACGGATTCAGGAGCTGTTGTAAGTGGTGACTATATTAGAGCTTCAATCAATCTATTTCCATTCAATACAAATGGTAATAAGGGTATTGCAGTTGGATTGAACAATATTCAACTTGTAGAAAAAGGCGAACCTCTTGGCGGTGCAAGTGCAGCAGAAGATGATTTCGATGAATTAGACACTGATGATGAGGATTTCTTATAAGTCAATAGGTGGGGTTTCTAGCCCCACTTTAATTTTAAAGAAATTGAGGTGTCAAGAATTTGAAATTTATGAATATAGATATTGAAACATATAGCAGTAACGATATTTCGAAATGTGGTGCCTATAAATACACAGAAGCTGAAGATTTCGAAATTTTAATTATAGCTTATTCGATAGATGGTGGAGCGATTAGTGCGATTGACATGACTAAAGTAGATAATGAGCCTTTCCACGCTGATTATGAGACGTTTAAAATTGCTCTATTTGACCCTGCTGTAAAAAAGTATGCATTCAATGCTAATTTCGAAAGAACTTGTCTTGCTAAACATTTTAATAAACAGATGCCACCTGAAGAATGGATTTGCACAATGGTTAATTCAATGCGTATTGGCTTACCTGCTTCGCTTGATAAAGTTGGAGAAGTTTTAAGACTACAAAGCCAAAAAGATAAAGCAGGTAAAAATTTAATTCGTTATTTCTCTATACCTTGTAAGCCAACAAAAGTTAATGGAGGAAGAACAAGAAATTTGCCTGAACATGATCTTGAAAAATGGCAACAATTTATAGATTACTGTATTCGAGATGTAGAAGTAGAAATGGCGATTGCTAATAAAATTAAAGACTTTCCAGTAACTGCAATTGAACAAGCATATTGGGTTTTTGACCAACATATAAACGACAGAGGTATTAAGCTTTCTAAATCATTGATGTTAGGAGCTAATGTGCTCGATAAGCAGAGTAAAGAAGAATTGCTTAAACAAGCTAAACATATAACAGGTTTAGAAAATCCTAATAGTCCTACACAGTTATTGGCTTGGTTAAAGGATGAACAAGGATTAGATATACCTAATTTACAAAAGAAAACGGTTCAGGAGTACTTAAAAGAAGCAACAGGAAAAGCTAAAAAAATGCTAGAAATTAGATTGCAAATGTCTAAAACCAGTGTGAAAAAATACAACAAAATGCATGACATGATGTGCAGTGATGAACGGGTAAGAGGTCTGTTTCAATTTTACGGTGCCGGTACTGGAAGATGGGCAGGTAGAGGTGTACAACTTCAGAATTTAACAAAGCATTATATTTCAGATACTGAATTAGAAATAGCAAGAGATCTTATTAAAGAACAACGTTTTGATGATTTAGATTTATTACTCAATGTTCATCCTCAAGACTTATTAAGTCAATTAGTTAGGACGACATTTACTGCTGAAGAAGGTAATGAACTAGCAGTAAGTGATTTTTCTGCAATAGAGGCAAGAGTCATAGCATGGTATGCAAAAGAACAATGGCGTTTAGATGTGTTCAACACACACGGAAAGATATATGAAGCATCGGCTTCTCAAATGTTTAATGTACCGGTAGAAAGCATAACTAAAGGCGACCCTCTCAGACAAAAAGGAAAAGTGTCCGAATTAGCTTTAGGCTATCAAGGTGGCGCTGGAGCTTTAAAAGCAATGGGTGCATTGGAAATGGGCATTGAAGAAAACGAGTTACAAGGTTTAGTTGATAGTTGGCGTAACGCAAATCCTAACATAGTTAATTTTTGGAAGGCTTGCCAAGAGGCTGCAATTAATACTGTAAAATCCCGAAAGACGCATCATACACATGGACTTAGATTTTATATGAAAAAAGGTTTTTTAATGATTGAACTGCCTAGTGGAAGAGCTTTAGCTTATCCAAAAGCTTTAGTTGGTGAAAATAGTTGGGGTAGTCAAGTTGTTGAATTTATGGGGTTAGATCTTAACCGTAAATGGTCAAAGTTAAAAACGTATGGTGGGAAGTTAGTCGAGAATATTGTTCAAGCAACTGCAAGGGATTTACTTGCGATTTCTATAGCAAGGCTTGAAGCATCAGGTTTTAAAATAGTTGGCCATGTCCATGATGAAGTAATTGTAGAAATACCTAGAGGTTCAAATGGACTTAAGGAAATCGAAACTATCATGAATAAGCCTGTCGATTGGGCAAAAGGATTGAATTTGAATAGTGACGGATTTACTTCTCCGTTTTATATGAAGGATTAGGAGTGTGATTGAATGCAACATCAAGCTTATATCAATGCTTCTGTTGACATTAGAATTCCTACAGAAGTCGAAAGTGTTAATTACAATCAGATTGATAAAGAAAAAGAGAATTTGGCGGACTATTTATTTAATAATCCAGGTGAACTATTAAAATATAACGTTATAAATATCAAGGTTTTAGATTTAGAGGTGGAATGATGGCTAGAAGAAAAGTTATAAGAGTGCGTATCAAAGGAAAACTAATGACATTGAGAGAAGTTTCAGAAAAATATCATATATCTCCAGAACTTCTTAGATACAGATACAAACATAAAATGCGCGGCGATGAATTATTGTGTGGAAGAAAAGACTCAAAATCTAAAGATGAAGTTGAATATATGAAGAGTCAAATAAAAGATGAAGAAAAAGAGAGAGAAAAAATCAGAAAAAAAGCGATTTTGAACCTATACCAACGAAATGTGAGAGCGGAATATGAAGAAGAAAGAAAGAGAAGATTGAGACCATGGCTTTATGATGGAACGCCTCAAAAACATTCACGTGATCCGTACTGGTTCGATGTCACTTATAACCAAATGTTCAAGAAATGGAGTGAAGCATAATGAGCATAATCAGTAACAGAAAAGTAGATATGAATGAAACACAAGACAATGTTAAACAACCTGCGCATTACACATACGGCGACATTGAAATTATAGATTTCATCGAACAAGTTACGGCACAGTATCCACCACAATTAGCATTCGCAATAGGTAATGCAATCAAATACTTGTCTAGAGCACCGTTAAAGAATGGTCATGAGGATTTAGCAAAGGCGAAGTTTTACGTCGATAGAGTGTTTGACTTGTGGGAGTGATGACAATGACAGATAGCGCACGCAAAGAATACTTAAGCCGATTTTTCGGCTCTAAGAGATATCTGTATCAGGATAACGAGCGAGTGGCACATATCCATGTAGTAAATGACACTTATTACTTTCATGGGCATATCGTACCAGGTTGGCAAGGCGTGAAAAAGACATTTGATACAGCCGAAGAGCTTGAAACATATATAAAGCAACATGATTTGGAATATGAGGAACAGAAGCAACTAACTTTATTTTAAAAGGGCGGAAACAATGAAAATCAAAATTGAAAAAGAAATGAATTTACCTGAACTTATCCAATGGGCTTGGGATAACCCCAAGTTATCAGGTAATAAAAGATTCTATTCAAATGATGTTGAGCGCAACTGTTTTGTGACTTTTCATGTTGATAGCATCTTATGTAATGTGACTGGATATGTATCAATTAACGATAAATTTACTGTTCAAGAGGAGATATAACAATGAAAATCAAAGTTAAAAAAGAAATGAGATTAGATGAATTAATTAAATGGGCATGGGATAACCCTGGATTAGCAACAGGAAGAAATTTTTATCCACAAACCAAGAGTGATATTGATTATAAGTGCTTCTCTCTTTATGACGGAAGAAATTGTATCATAAAAGGTTTTGTATCAGCTGATGATACTTTTGAAGTCGAATTTGAAGAAGATATTACAGAAGAGACTAAGGTTGATAGGTTGATTGAATTATTCGAGATTCAAGAAGGAGACTATAACTCTACACTATATGAGAACACTAGTATAAAAGAATGTTTATATGGCAGATGTGTGCCTACTAAAGCATTCTATATCTTAAACGATGACATGACGATGACATTGATTTGGAAAGATGGGGAGTTGGTAGAATGATGCAAACCTATAAAGTAAGTCTTTGTATCAAGTTCTTAGCATCTAAATGTGATTACAAAATAAAAAAGCATTATTTTGTGCAAAGTATAAATGAGGAAGAAGCTAAGAATATGGCATTAAAACTGACTCGTAAAAAACTCCCATTCAAAACTGCAAGCATAGAGGTCGAAAAAGTGGAGGTAGTAGAATGATGCCGAAATATCGAGTATGGGACACCGAAACAAAAAAGATGTGTGAGGTTGTGGCGTTAGATCTTCACAATAGCGAAGTTAGTTATTCAACTAAAGAAAATGAATACGGCAAGGTTATAAAGGAGTTTATAAAGACTGAGAAAATGGCAGATGTAGAACTTATGCAGTCAATTGGTATAAATCTGTGGGGAAGAGAATTATACGAGGGCGATATATTAAAAGTCGTATCAACGAAACTGTGGGGCATCGAACGGGATAAAACATACATTTATTTAGATGCTACAGGCGTAGTCACTCGAAACGCTATTGGCACTATAATTGGCGACGTACATCTATTGAGAGTTTTTGAGGCTGAAGAAGTTCGTGAAATGCCAACTATTGAATACTTGGGCAATAAGTTTGAAAATCCGGAGTTACTGGAGGTGCCAGAATGAACTATGAAACAGGGTTCCAACTAGGTGTAATGGACGCTAGGTTGAAGAAGATGAGAAAACAACGTGATGAGTACAAGAAGCAACGCGATGAGCTTATCGTGGATATAGCTAAGTTAAGAGAGCGTAACGAAGAGCTGGAGAACATGTGGCGCACAGTCAAAAATGAATTGCTTGGAAGATACGAATTTTACCGTTTTAGACTTAACGAACTACAGATTGAGAGTAGAGCGAACAAGGCAGTAGCTATAAACATGGGAGCTAAAATCAACGCAAGTGCTATATTGTACCGAATGGACAAATTAGACGGAACAAATGAGTTCTACGAATTTTTAGGACAAATGGAGGATGACACTAATGAATAACCGTGAACAAATAGAACAGTCCGTTATAAGTGCTAGTGCGTATAACGGCAATGACACAGAGGGATTACTAAAAGAGATTGAGGACGTGTATAAGAAAGCACAAGCGTTTGATGAAATACTTGAGGGTTTACCTAATGCTATGCAAGATGCACTCAAAGAAGATATTTATCTTGATGAAGCAGTAGGGATTATGACGGGTCAAGTTGTCTATAAATATGAGGAGGAACAGGAAAATAACTAACACATTAACAATTGATCAGTTACAAGAGTTATTACAAATACAAAAGGAGTTCGACGATAGAATACCAACTAGAAATTTAAATGACACAGT